TAATGGCACGGTCGTCTTCTTGCATGGTGCGCCAATTGGCACTCAAGGTCCATACACGCTCCTTGCACACATACCCTAGTTGGCAATTGTCATCCACATCATACACACCGTCTGCTTGTACTGTACCATAGTCAGTATTGGCGACATCAGCCAAGGTCCAATCCTGCGTGGCCACACGCAAGGTTTGTGTTGATGATGTGTAATAGGGTTCCAGAACCATGAACAAACTCAACAGATGTGGCATTAGATCTCTACTCACACCACCAAAAGCCAGTTTTTTAGTAGTGAACCAGGTGCCAGGACTAGGCACTCGATCTTTGTTGTGCCAACGTATTTCTATGCTTGTGGATTGCTGTGTCAATTTTACCAACTCGGGTATGTTAGCACGCCATTGATTGTTTTTGACCATCATGAAACGTGTGTTGGGAAATGTCTTGATCAGCGTGTTCCATGTTCTACTGGTGCTCACGCCTGGCTTGTCTATGAACACAATCTTGGCATGTTTGGCTAACTTGGTAGCAAGATCAAAATGTGTAAAATTAGGAGTGCAGATATGTACTGTGTCGAACCTATGGTGTACAATCACAGCCGCATCTACGGACTCAAAATCGGCTTCTTTACTGCCGTCACTATCCACTGTTACCACAGCATGCCCTAGATTGGTCAACACAGTTTTATACAACTGCCCAATACCCATGCCTACAATTAAACTAGTTTTCATTTGTAAACTTCTTTCCTTCTTGCCAGTATTTCACCATGCGTTGTACATCTTCCATGTGTTCTTCAATAACATGTGGAGCCGCACGTTCTAATTCTTTCAAATTATGATAGCTAGGATAGTGACGAAGACACCACCGAGCCTGATCACGTACTGTTTTTGGAACTCGTGGGGTTCTTTTTGGATCTAATAGACTTTCTAAAAAGTCTTCAGTTTTGTTTATGCTTCTAAATCGTTCGTCGGGTAATGTCATTTTTAAAACTCAAATAGTGATTCATTAAGTACGGGTTTGTGTGCTTCTTTAGCAACTGCTTTTTCAATAGTTAGATTTATATCAATGTCAAAGTGTTCTTCAGACTTGGTATTGGGATTTATAAGTCTCTTACCAGTATAACCTCTAGTACCAGGGATACTCATAAAGAATTTTTCAAATGTTTTTATAATCAATTCGGCTTCTTCTCTGTCGTTGGTAGAAAATATAGCATCTACTACATCTTTGAAAAATATTGTTTGGCCGGCAAATCTTTCGTCAACTAACATATCAGGACATAACCCAGCATTATATTGCCGATTAGCTTCTTGTACACTATTAATATGCATCCAAACATTATGACCCATCATGATAGCGTATGTAAAACTGTCCCAACTGGTACGTCCTTCTTTGCCTACTTTATTTAGGTCGCCGGGGGCATAGATACAAATATCTTTGATTGCAACACCATCCATTAGCGGACTGGATTCAAAATTTTCAAACCATTTATCTTGTACTACTGCGTCTTTGAACAGTCGTGTGTCATTGGCATACTTTTTGTCGTCAATACTTGGCAACATGCGATAGAGCCATTTTTGTCGGTCTTCGATTTCTGTTTGAACATATATTTGTCCATTTGCTGTTGCGAGAAAAGGCGAGGCGCAGTCAAAAGATATGGTAAAGTCTTCATTGTGATATTTCCTTATAGCACGTTGGATGTCTGTTAGCAAGAGTGCCCATTCTAATTTACTAGTGCCCAGGAAGTGCATCCAATCTTGATGCCCTTTTTCAAGAAGCCCATCAAATTTCAATGCCACTAATCTTTTCAATACCAGCTCAACGTCGCACATGTTTTGCCCACCCATGGCCCAACCGTTGAATGCATTGTCTCCGTATATCTTAGGGTCGCAGAATTCTTTCATCTTCTGATACCAATCTTCTGCTTGGCCGTGATTTTCGCCTTGCAAAACATTTAGGAACTTGCATGCGCCTGTTCGATGTTTAATGAAATAATGATTGTTGTATTTTGTGGCTTCAACTGCTTGATCATAGTCAGCAACACCGCTGTTTTTGGCTCCTATTGGACTGCGACCAACCCATGCTGGGATATCTAACACCATGCCATAGTCCATTAAAGCATCCATCCATGCCAGCACCTGCTCACGCTTCTTTTGTGCCGCATCTAGTTTTGCTTGATAAATCTTAACATGATCGATTTTGAGCATTTTAGTGTTACCACGCTTGTCATGTTTTGGTGTACCATCATCTTTTAGTATTGGAATATGCTCTACACCTTTGGCCACAGCTTCGGCCATGCGCTGTGCAACTACAGTACCTGTAGGATCATTCCATTCACCCTCCCACACCCCTTTACCAATCTGGAATCCTCCTGAATCGCCTAGCACCCAACTGGTGGATCTGTCTCTGTTACGAAACATGTCTTCACTGGGATCGGCTTTGCTCAAATCCAAGTTTGCATGGCCCGCTGAATACAAACAGTGGTCAAAGTAAAATGCCGCATTGGGATTCAAATAGTTCATGGCTTCAATGCCCATGGGGCCAAAGCTGGCAGGAATACGTGAAGGATCCACATAGTTGCTGTAGCGTTGTTTACCTATATAAGTGCTATAAAATCCTGACGTGGCTGGCAGGAAGTATGCATAATCGCTTTGATGCGTTGTTAAGTTCTTATTCAATTTTACCCCATTTGATCTTTAACCAAATTCTTTCATGGATATAATAATCTACACTTAGAAGAATATGTAGTACTGTGGCAAATCCTGTAGCACTACTAATGTCTCCTGTAAACAAATAAGTCCATAGGATAGTAAACAACCATGCTGTAACACGGTATGTTAACATCCTTACAACTGTTCGTTTTTTAGTTTCCATGATTACTTGCTTTGTGCAGGTAAAATGTAGTCATATACTGCAACACCACTGTCCACACTGATCTGCATGGCACCGGCATCTGCAATTTTCATGGTCATTTGACCAGACATGTTCAAGATGCTTTGTACCTGCTGTACGGGCCATGACCATGTTTGTTTCAGTTTTTTGCCCACGTTTGGTTCAAACACAAATTTACCTGCATGTGTGCTTGCATCACCAAAGCTGAAAACCAAATTGTTGTCTTCTGTTTTGACCTGGAACACAGTTTCTTCAGTATGAGCCGCGGCTTGAAAGCGCAGGCGTAGTATACTGGCCACGGTGGGTTGGAATTCGATATCCCAGTTGGTGCCCTTGAACTTCACAGTTTTCATCTTGTCATTGATAACCTGCTGATTCATGAAGCGATAGTTGTTTTGAAAATCCCCGAGTGCATTTTCAAAATGCAATCCGGTAGGAACGTCTTCACCATTGATCTGTTGTGAAACAATGCTGATGCCAGCACCTTCTTTGTATTCAGGACATTTTAAATGCAGATCCAATTTGTTTAAATTGGGCATGCCAAATGTGCCTTCTAGGTTGTCCACCGGCGTGTGTGTTGTTGCGTTCAAGATCACTGAACGATCCTCTGCGATCGATTCAATCTTGACTTCCTTGTTGGTTGCGCTGACTTTTACCAAAGGCAAAAATCCCAAACTGTGTGTGTGCGCTACTAGGTCTTGTAAAAAGTCTTTCATATGATTCTCCATGTGTTATGATTATATAGGTTTTTGTTGACTATGTCTATGATTTTTTGTTTCAAAATTCAAACAAACTGTTAAACGTGTTCTTTTCTTCGGTACTACCAATGTCCCATTCCAACACTCCGATGAGATTTTCTAATTTTTTATCAATAATGGTGGCCTCCATTTCAGCATGATCAAATGGCAAGTCTTTGAACCACTGCGGCAGTCTAAGTTCGTCTACTGGATATGCCACACTGGTAAAGCCCAGAGGATTTGGTTTGAGTTTACACACAATTACTTTGGCTCCGTCTGTAATTGCCATGCTGTATTTGTCATCATACATGCGTTTCAGAGTGTTCCAATTGATACTGGCACGTACATGTCCTGGCATGTTGGTTTTGCCGGATTTCTTTTCTTTAGCGCCGTAGTCTGTGATGTTGTTGGCCCGTTTAGGACTGCCTTTTTCCCAACCGGGACGAGCCTTGAACTTGATTCGAAATTCACTGATGGCCGTAAGCACTTGTTGTTCAGGTGTGCCCATGAGCACCATTTCTAATATGTCACTGAGAAAGTTCTGAATGAATTCTGGTGTGTCACTGCGCTTGAGATCCAAGCCCATGGCCTTGATCTTGCCGGCCTTGCCGTCCACATCTGCACGTTTGCCTTCTTTGTCATAATAGAGAACAGCATAGCGTTTCTTAGTAATGAACAAACTCTTACTGCCAACAATCTCACGACCTGCTTTAATGACCTCGCCACGTGTTTTGGGACAATGAAAAGCATCCAGCATGAATTGTTGAAAAGTGGCATTCACTTCTTCACCAATTTGATCATACAGTTTAATAACAGTTTCCTTAGTCCATGGAATGATGCCGTTATCGATGTCTTTTTTCAAGGTGTTGTATGCAGAAAAATAACAGGAGTCAGTGTCTCCATAGATAATTGCCTTACCTCTATAGTCGTATTCGCCTGTGATAATTTCATTTACCTTACCAGCCATATGACGAACAATCTGGCGACCAGTTAGTGTGGTACTTTGTCCAATACGCTTATCAAAAAAGCGACAACCAGAATTAAGAATGGCCCCATACAAGCTGTTAAGATTAATCTTCTTGACCAGTTGTCTCTTGTCCCAATACTCTTCTTCAATTTTATTTCCTGCATTGATAGCCTCCTTTAGTTTGGCCTGCATGTCTTTGCGTTCTGCATACCAACGTTTGAGTAACCCTGGAATTACACCTTCGTCTTCATGACTGAATATAGTGCCGTTAGCCGACAGCATCCAGGGCTGATTACTTTCAAATATCAGCCTATAAACTTCAGCGGCACTGAGCAAATCAGTGTCACCGTTTTCCCAGTCAATAGTGATGTCAGTGCCAATTTCCTGATTCATCACAGCTTCATATTCGTCACTGCCAAACTTGCCTTCCCAGGATGCCGCAAACGATTTGCCTTTGGCTATTTGCAGTTCAATGAATTCGTCTGTTTTGGTCTGACGCAACTGACCCACAATGGTTTCAGGACCCATGTTCAGCGCACGAATGGCACTGGGGTAAAGACTGTTGATGTCCAAAGAGCCGACCCAGTCTTGAATACCTTCTTTAGGATGCGCTACGTACGCACCAGCTGCCGCAGTATCCTCACGTTCACTCATCTTAGTACGGTTCGGAACTTGAAAACCTCTACGATGTGCTTCGTTGATAATGGCCTGTTCAGTCACAGCCACAGCACCCATTGTGGTCTGGAGCAACACGGTATTTTCATGTGCTAAGGTATTTGCCAGATCCATGAATTTTAGTTTTTTGTCCAAGTCATCCAGCAGTTTGCAGTCATTGATGTTGTATTCTACAAACGTACGGAAATCATTGTTGTACAACTGATCCAGTGTGCCCTCATATTGCGTCTTGCGCTGACCCAGTTCATATTCTGCAATGGCGTCCAATCGATATGTATGGCGTTCTTCATAGGTGTACTTGCGATACAGCTCGAGATAGTCCAAGTGTACTCGACCAATATAGTCATAGGTCACACTGTTGCGACCAAATTTTTCATATTCTCTGCGCTTGGGAAATTGGTCAAACAAACAAAAACGTCTAGTATCTTCTTTGCTCAACACTTTTGTAACACGATTGGTGGTGTACGGAACGTCAAAGCCTTCACTGTTCCATCCACTGATCACATCAACATCTTTTAGCAGGTCTAAGAACATGTCCAACAGGTCTGCCTCGTTCTCAAACAAGTAGGTGTTGGGAAAATCTTTCACCATCTCTTTGGCATCTGCCATTTTAAGACCTTTGGGAGGTATGGCCATACACACCATGGTTTCAAGCCACTGTAGGTAAACAGCAATTGCAGTGATTGGCATGAACGCATCGTCTGGACTTGCATAGCCCCGTTCAGGATCAAAGTCTACTTCAATGTCGAAAAATGCCACATTGAGTTTAGGAGCATCTTGATTGAGATAGTGCTCACTCAGTGTTGTGAATATAGGATTGATGTCGCTTTCGAACAGTTCTTTGCCACTGTTTATGGCTTGTTCTTTGCGTAGTTCTTTTGTATTTTTACAAACAATCTTTGTGAGCTGATCGCCATAGATTGATTGATATTTGCCGCGTGGGTCTTTTACATAAAACGTGTGCTTGACAGGTATGTCACGAAACTCACGTTCTCCTTTTTTATTGCGCTCAACAATCTTGATAATGTCATTATCACGGTCGAACCATGCATCTACATAACTCATATTTTTCCTTTATGCAATTTAAGGCTTGCAAATACCATTTGTGCGAATTATAGCTCGCTGACTTTAACAAAAATATTTATCTTAATCTTTAGCTGAAATATTAAAACTGACAACAGTTTTGATATCATTGCTTTGATGCGGTTTGGAACAATGTATCACGGATCCTGGAAAAGTCAATATGTCACCTTCTTCAACATCGATTGTGAATTCTTCACCCATGAAACAAAAACTGGTACGATTGGCATCTAGAGGCAAATCAAGATAGTACACATTGGCGTAAATGCAGTCATGCGTGTGCCAATCGTGATAATCGTTTTTGCAGTATTGCTGAAACCAATAGCTGGATATTTTCAAGCCAAACGGAATTTGTAATTCTCTTTGCAATTCTTGTAGGTGATCATGGAACAATGGCAACAGCGTTTTGTCATAACGCCTGTTGAATCCCGGCGGCATGTACCAATCTGAATTTGACAAACGCTGTGTGGATTCCACAATGCTGTGAATGCCTTGAGCTTGGATATCACTTAGTATTCTTGTCTTGATGTCAGCATGACCGCGCAATTTGGATTTTACAAAGGCTGTGGGCTTTTGTATTATTTTCATTATATGCGCTTGGTTATGTCCAAGATAGCTTCAATTTCGGCCCAGTCTTCGTTGTGACTCTGCCAGTCGCCTTTGTGAGCAATTTTGATAGCGCGATTGATCACGCTGGGCTTGATCTGCAATTCTTCTGCCACTGCTTTTACAGTTTCTTTTAAGCCTTCTGACAAATCTTCTACTTCTCGTAGCACAGTTGATCCTTCCGCAATCAGCCTTTCTAATTTAGCTTTTTCTTCGGGGCCATATGAACGTCCTGACATAATTTATCTCCTATATTGCCTATTATACATGAGTTACATGAGCAATGCAACCTATTTCAGCTTGGGTCCTAGTACCCAGATAACCAAACTTTTACGTGTGCCTTTGGTTACAAGAGCCCTCTGGTCACTGAAAATGGATTATTTGTGAGTTTTTTGTACATACATCAGTTATGTCAGTACGAAAATGTGTAGATTATTTCTTGTTTGCTACACTGCGCTTGGTGGCTTTCTTGGCGGTTATTTTTTCACCCAAGCTCAGATGACCACCGTCTGGAGCATTGCTTTGACTGCCTGGGCCGCCTGGACCTGGTTTGAATCCCATGCTGTGTCCGGGGATTTCATTTTCTTTAACTTGTTTCAACAACCTGGCTGCACGTTGTAACAACCCAACAAATTCGGATTCTTCCAAGATCTTGGCAGCCTCCTTCCAATTGGTAAAACCTTGTGTGTCAGCAACATAATTCAATACAGTTTCTTCTAACCCCATGCCTGGCAAGCTGGGTTGACCTATTTCTCGTTCATGGCGTTTTTGTACTTTTCTCTGTTGATCCAGCCAATACTGATATCTGCCAACCCATTGACGTGTGAGTTTAGACAAAACAAATTTTAGCCAACCATCATATGTGCCAAGTATCTCTTGTTTTTTTCTTTCTCTTTTGTTTTCATCAGCAATGCCTATCAATGTTTGTGTAATTGCATACATCTGACTGCCGTACACTGTGACATTTCTTCCACCAAATTGTATGTCTGCCATGGGTTCGTTGTTATCAAAGGCATTTTTTACTGTGGCTACATTTTTTTGATATTCCGCTTGGTTTATATTGAGTGGCTGTTCCTGTTGCTTGACGCTGACATTAGCAAATTTGCGGCGATTGTGTGTATGGATCATACCAGTAGGAGTCTGCATGATATTGCCACCGCTTGAGCTTGTGGCATGCTCGGCTTCTAGTACAGAAGACAACGAGTCTTTGTCAACCTTGTCTTTTTTAACTTGTTTTTTGCTGGCTTTGCTTATGGCATCGGATGCAATTTTTGCTGCCTTTTGTTGTGCAGGTTGCCTATCCTGTCGGAATAAAAGTAGGTCTCTTGCCATGGCAGGCATGGCATTGGGTGCTGGTGATTGTCTTGGTTCTGCCGCTGGCATGCTGGGAACTGACTGGCTTACAGGTGTGGCCGTTCGCGCTGTAGGAGCTTGCGGAGCTGGCGGAGCAGGCGGAGCTGGCGGAGCTGGCGGAGCTGGCGGTTGTTGCACTGGTGCTTGTGGTTTTTCGGCGGCAGGTTGGAGTTCAGGCTCTTTGATCTTGT